TTATAAAAAGATATTATATTAAAACAAAAACTGCGAAAGGGTTAAAATGGATTATACTACATATGAAGAAGTCAAAAAGTTTATAGAAGAAAACCGTTTAGAAAAACAGCTCAATGGAGAACGCTCCCACAAAGGCACCCACTACATCTATATTACCGAAGATATAGAAAAACAAAAGTTTTACCTTGGTAAGAGAATGTGTAAATGTCAAGATCTTTTTAAAGAACAATATTTCGGAAGTGGTATTGTAGTAAAAAGAATAATCCAAAAGCATATAAAGAACAATGAAGATGTTAACAATAGATTGAAAAAGCATGTTCTACAGATTTGCGATGATAAAGATACCACTACAGACTCGGAGATAAAGTGGATTACTTTCTTTAATGCATCAGCAAGTGAACTATTTTATAATATTTCTTTAGGCGGCGACGGTGGTGATAATGTCACAATGAATCCAAATAGAGAGGAAATTAAAAGAAATAACGCTAGGGCAAATTTAGGTAAAACATTATCTGAGGAAACGAAAAAGAAAATAGGTCTTACAAGTGCAGGGCGTAAACACTCCACTGAAAGTATCGAAAAGATGAAAGGGTTTAAATCGGAAGAACATAAAGAAAAAATCAGACAAGGAGCTTTAAATAGAGACCCAGAAACATATAACTTTCTTTCTGAACAAATGAAAGGCAATCAGCACTTCCTTGGTTTAAAACACTCTGAAGAAAGCCTTGAAAAAATGCGTCTTTCTAAATTAGGTGTTAAATACTCGGAAGAGAGTATAGGAAAGAGAACACTAAGTCGCACTGAAAACCGTTTACTCAAGAAAATCACACATTCTATCTCTTCTATATTTTTACTAGAAAATTATAAATAAAAATAAAAGGATAATAGATGTCTGTAAATTTAGCTAAATCTAGTAATTTTGTAGTACAGTTTCACAATGACACCAAAAACTTAGAGTTTCAGTGCCAAGCGGTGAATTTACCTGGCCTTTCACTCGGTCTGATTCAAGTTCCGCATTTCGAACAGAACGAGCAGCGCATTGGAGACTCTATCACGTGGAATCCTTTGATTTTAACTATAATCTGTGATGAAGAATTTAAAGCGTTTAAAGATGTGTTCAATATTTTAAAAGCATCAAAAGATCCTACTACTGGTAAGTATAATAATGAATACCCTATATTTGATGGTAAGATCATACTAAACACTAATAAGGGTAATAAAATTGAAATGATAGAATTCAGAAACGCGTTTTTCCAAGAAATCACTGATATGAATTTTGATACCACTATTGAAGATAGTACTATGATATTTTCAGCCACTGTTTACTATACATATTATGATTTTATATAAGGTCAATACAAGATGGAAGAGTTATTAAAAAAAATTGAGAAGAAGTTTCCACAATATAAATTTAACAATCCGAAGAAATTAGGTAGCGGTGAAAATGGTGTTGCTTATGATATCGGAAATGATATTGTTTTAAAGATAACACAATCTGCTAGTGAAGCACACGCTTCAGCTGTAGTTAAAAACGAAAAGCTTAGATATGTTAATGACATATATGATGTATTCTCTTTTGATTATGAAGGTAAGGTAAAATACCTTATATTCCAAGAACTTTTAAAACCTATCACTGATGAAGAGTCAAGAAATATGATAGATGATTTTTGTGAATTTATAATGCAAAAAAGAGATTATTGGGAGTTAACATTCCCTAAGCAAGGAATAATTAAAGCCACCAATGCTTTTTTTAAGTTCTGTAAAGGTGAAGAGTATTACGATAGGTATTTAGATCAAAAACCGTTTTTCAAAACACTATATGAATTCATAATGCGTTCTGTAAGGGAGTTACACAATTACCACATAGATTTTGAAGATTACAATTCAGGTAATATAATGCTTGATAATAAAGGTGAGTATAAATTAATTGATTTGATGAGCTATTATACACCTAAAAGAAAAATACCACATAAAATTTTAGAATCGTTTAAAGAACGTTTTAACAGGAGAAATTAGGTGATAGATATTGAATTGATTAAGAAAATCGAGAAAGCTATCCCTGAGTATAAATATACACATGGCGCCTCTTTAGGTAACGGTACAAGGGGAGAAGCTGTTAAATATAACAACGATGTTGTTTTAAAAATTACAAATGATAAAAGTGAAGCGAACGCATCAAACCTTATTAAAGGTAAAAAGCTTAAATATGTTAATGAAATATATGATGTTTTTAAAATAAAATACCCAGGAAACGAAACATCATATTTAATATTTCAAAAATTTCTACAAGAAATAGAAGATTCGGATGTTGATATGGTAAATTTTTTTTGTGAATATGTTGACGGCGAAAGCGATTTTCAACCCGATTATTTAAAGAAAAGCGCCGACGGTGTTTCTTCTCTGATAGATTACTTTTGTGATAAATGGGAGAAGAAGTTTGCTCCTAAAAAAACATGTTAAGAAAACTATATGAGTGTATAAGTGGCTCTAAATTAGAACTATTACAAAGTAAAATAGATTTTTATGATTATCACGCTGGCAATATAATGATGGATGGTGAAAATTTCAAATTGATAGACATTGGAAACTCTTTTGCACCTGACACAAAAATATCACATAGGGTTTTAGAATCTTTTAAAAAACGTTTTAACAGGAGATTGAATGTCAAGTAAAAATTTTATAGAAAGAGTATCTAAGGCTTTACCACAATATAAATTTGATAAATTTGATACACTAGGTAGAGGTCAAAACGGTACAGCTTACGATATCGGAAATAATATTGTTTTAAAACTTACTACTGACCAAACAGAGGCTCGTGCATCGAATGTTATAAAAGGTAAAAAGCTCAAATACACTAATGAGATATATGACGTTTTTTCATTTATTGATACCACAGGAATTCGTTTATACCTTATATTTCAAAAATTACTTGCTGAAATCGACAATAAAAACATAAATATTATGATAGATGAGTTTTGTGATTTCTTAACAGAAAATGATAATTATTGGAAACCGACTAGTACTGAAAGTAGGATCGAAAAGATAATCGATTCTTTTTTTGATATCTATAAAGAGCAAGATGTAAAGTTTTATGAAAAATTTTCTAAAAAAAGAGATTTTTTTAAAAAACTATATACCTTTATATTAAATTCAAGAGAAGAACTCGAAAAATATAAAGTATTTTTCTACGATTATCACTCTGGGAATATAATGTTGGACAGTAACGGTGATTTTAAATTAATAGATTTAGGTTATTCAACTGCACCTGAAACGGAAATAGAACTTAAAGTTTTAGAATCTTTTAAAAAATTTTTTAATGGGAGAACGAGTGGAAGGCGACATACTAGAGAAAATTGCGAAAGTTTGCCCACAATACAAATTTACTAACCCTAAAAAGTTAGGTAGCGGCTCAATGGGTACCGCTTGGGATGTTGGTAATAATATTGTTTTAAAAATAACACATGATCGAAGTGAAGCGAATGCGTCGAATATTGTAAAAGGTAAAAAACTTAAATATACTAACGAAATATACGATGTGTTTAAAATTACTTACCCAAAATCAGATAAAGATGCGTATCTTATATTTCAAAAAAAATTAGACTCTACCTCTAAAGAGGAAGAAGAAACAATAACAGATTTCACAATGTTTTTAGGTTTTGATGAGATCGGGTGGAATAGTGAGATTATACACACCTTAAAAGATACTGAGTTTAATGGCCTAATCGAGTTGTTTTATAAAAAATATCCCAAAAGATATTCTAAAAGTGAAAAGTTAACTGGTTTCTTAATGAAACTTTTAAGATTTTACGTTGATTCTAAAAAAGAATTACTATCACACGAAGTTGATTTTAACGATTACCACGGCGGTAATATAATGAAAGATGGAGATGTGTTTAAAATAATTGATCTTGGGTTTTCTAAAGCTCCTGATACTAAAATAGATTTTAAACTAATAGAATCTTTCAGAAAATATTTTAATGGGAGGGTAAGTGGATAAAATTTCATTTAAAGACTTTATTGTTATAATTGAAGCTATAGAAACAATAAAAGAAAAATATACCGACTTCGTAGATTTATACTCTATGACGAGAGCCGAAATCATCGCCCTTACAAAAAAAATGGGATCTGACGCCACAAGAATGGGCAGTTGGAGAAAGTTTTACAAATATGGTCGTTCTCTTGGTATGAGTGATGACGAAGCCTCACGGTTTGCAGCACGTGTAAAAGACTTTGTTTACGGGCACTCTTATTGGAGAGGTAACAAAAAAACCTTAGATAAAATCCCACCTGTAAATAAAAACTCTGATTGGCCAGAAAATAATGTTTAAATCAAATTAAAATTAAAATTAAAGGAAAAATTATGGAAAGATTTTTAGACATCTACAATGCAAGTCTTAGCGAAGCTAAAGACAAAGACAAAGACAAAGGTAAAGATACCAAACTATTTCTTGTGATCAAACCAACATCAAAAAAAGACACCGCTGCTGATATCTTAGTAGCAGTAGACGCCGATCTTTTGTTTACTAAATTTAAAGATGGTTTGCAAGCAACTAATATAATCGGTGTATATCCTAACTACATTGAAGCAAATGTGGCTGCAAAAAAAGCTGTTGGAGATTCTTCTGCTCCAAACTTTAAATCAAAAAAGAAAATCAGTGAAGCTTCTGAAGATTCACGTTTTATTGTTGATATGTCTTTCTATATCTGGGCTAAGGATAAGGATGAAGCTTTAAAGGCCGCTAAAAAAATTGAAAAGCAAACCTGCGACAAATATGATAACCAGTGCTCTGTCGATAAAATCTCACTTGCACCCTTCGGTTCTCTTACCACTAAATCTGTTTGGGAAAAGTAAAAAAATATTAAAAAGGCTCTTAAAAAAGAGCCTTTTTAATTTACTCGTATTTTGATCCTGTTTTATATATACTTTGGTTTGAAGTAGCTAATTTAACACCAAACTGAACATTGTCATCACATTTTAGTTCCGGTAAATATCTACCTGTTTTAATATAATCACACAAATTAAAAATAGCTATTGGAATTTCTGATAATTCATATCTTGTAAACAACCATATTTTTTTATTGTAGTTGTTTAAAAAAAACAAAAAATCCTGTAACTTATCTCGATCTTGATCAAGTGGTTCCCCACCAAAGATCATTATATTTTTAATTAAAACATCAAACTCTTGAATATATTTTTCTATACTCGTCATAGCTTTAGTTATGTGAAATCCATTATCAAAACTCCACGACTCAGGATTGTGACAGCCTGTACATTTAGGGTTGCCATTGCAACCCGCTAAATATACATCAAGTGATTTGGTTTTTAGGTTATACTCTACACTTAAACAATTCATTAAACTTTAATTCCCGCATAAAATTTTCTATTAGGAAAATCTTCTTTTCTTCGAACATTGTGCCAAGATTTTGTATTAGTTAAAAAACCGACAACGCGCGTGAATTTATCTGTTATCTTTGCACCGCATGAACAGTACTCTTTAGAAGGCGATTCTACAGACATGTGGCCTTTTTCGCATTGGCAGAGAACATAGTTAATGGCAAAATAGATTACGCCTTGCTTAATAGCAACTTTCATTAAATCCATCAAATCATCTTTTTCGACTCTTTCACCAACATTCAAGTGTAAGATGCTACCACCACTAAAATGTTTATCGAAAATTCCTTGCAGACGGATTCTGTCCAAAAGATTAGCTTCGTTAACAAGTGGAATAAATTGGTTGGAGTATAATTCATATTTAGTATTATAACCAAATAACTTGTCTTTTCTAGCTAATTTAATAGCCACTGATTCCGCCGGGATTTGTTCACAGTTGGTAGCTTGCTTGTAGTGCTTACTGATACTATCGTTTTCACGATTGATAACATCAATTATTTTTAATTGGAAGTCAACACCACTATCAGATAAGATATCGTAACCCATTTCAGTAACACACTCGTACAAACCGTTAACACCTACAGTAGAATACTGTGTTTCTAATGTCATAAACCCATAAGTGTAAAGAGGTAAATTGTTTTGTTCAATTCGTTTTTTTAGAATGTGTCTCTTGGCGTTATTGATTCTTTGAGCGCTCCACACAGCCTCTTTTAAATTTTCAAAAAATTCTTTTTCATTTCCTGTAAATTTAAAAGCCAAACGTGGTAAGTTTATAGTACAAACACCAATAGAACCTATCTTTGAACTAGAACCGCCAATGGAATTAAAATAATCATTCGCACGATCACTTCTAAGGCGGCAGCAAGAACTTAACGAGGAGCTTTTACCAGCATAAATATTTATGAATCCAAACTCTTTGTTTTTTTCAGCAATCATTTCCATGAAAGTACTATCAAGAACATCGTATTCATCAGTTACACTATGGCAGGAAGTGGTTACTGGAAATGTACACGGTGTTTTTCTCAAAATATCATTAAAACAGTCTAAATACATTTCTTGAATTTTATTGATAATATCTAATTTAGCTTCGTATAATTCACCGTCTAGAACTAATTTATATGTATCAAGCATTTCTTTTAAAAATTCTTGATCATATATCGAAACGTTTGTGAAAGCTGATTGTGAAGATCTAAAGTTTTGGTTGACAATGAAAATAAAACTAATAATGTTTTCTTTTAAATAATTCCAACAATCTTCTTCACTAGCAAACGAAAAGGAGCTATCTTTCTTTGTTTGTAAAATACGATCCATGTAGATTGACGTAGTCAATAATAGATCCGCAACACCTGTAGCGCCTAGTGTGTTATTTGCACCGACAACAATAAAGTTTTCTATTTGCCCATAAAAACTCATTAAGTGTTTAGGCGGTTCAGAAATGATTTTATTTACAAGTGGTAACCCTTTGTTTGCTAAATCTAAAGTAGAATAGTTATAGCAATAAGGAAAAAGCATATTTGTACTATCGTTGATGTATAAATCACCAATAATAGTACTTTCGATTAGTGTGTTAGCAATTGTTCTACTGTAGAGTTTTTTACACTCTTTCCACAATTTATACATCGAGTTTAACTTGAAATAAGGTTTGGTGGCTTCAACAGTAAAATTAATTACTGAAGGTACATCTGAAATGTTAGCGTTTGAATCAATACTTTTATCAGAAACACTTTTATTATTTTCTGAAGAGTTGAAAAATTGTTTTGCGAAATTTGGTAAATCTAGATTAGAGGAACCTATCCCCTCAATCTCAAATATTTCTTCACCGTATTTTGATTTAAGGTGAAATATCAGATCGACAAATTCTTGGTTGTATGACAGTTTTACATACATAGCTTTCCCTTCGTTATTTAAACATATTTAGTAATTGGTTGTAGTCGCTTACTAACTCCCCCTTAGAAGTTTCGATGACAGGCAAAGACATGATACTGGCCGCGCATAAAGTATCATACGCTTTTTCATCAACACTAATGTCTTTTGTGTCGTAAGAAATATTCTTTTTGTCCATCATTTTTTTGAGTATGTTGCACTTATTGCAACCTGGTTTTGTGAATAAGGTGGCTTCCATAAACTAACTCCTTATAGAATTTTAAACTAGACATAACTTAGAAACTGTTTCTTTCATTAGTTTTTCTTTTATTTATAGTTAAATAATATACATACAATAATTTAAAATAGCAACTAAAAAAGAATTTATTATTGCTTTTATATTAGAGAGACAAAACGAAAAGTATAATATAATGGCTATTAGGGTTCATGCTGCCTGCTTTTTATTTAAAGTTTTTAATATTAAATTATATAGATTACTTATAATCTTTTAAATATCTTTAATTCCTTCATAAACATATATTAAATAAGTTTAAATTACTTTAATGTATATTTCTATAGAAAACAAATAAAGTTTGTTAAATCGCTTTAAATATAGTGAATAAGATTCTTATATAATTTTTTAAAATTTTAGTTGCTATTTCTAAAAAAATTATGTAAATTATAATTGATGTTAAATAAAAAAGGAAATACAATGAGAAAAAAGTACAGTGTAACAAAGCGTTTATCTAACGCTGCTGTTTCTCACAGGTTGAGAAATGGTTATCCAGGCAAGTGTAAAAATAACCATGGACACGAATATTTTTACGATGTCACATTAAGTGCCGATACTTTAAATCAGTACGGTATGGTGATCGATTTCGGTGATATCAAAAAAATGTTTGACAAGTGGATTCAAGATAATTGGGATCACGGAACTGTAGTTTCTGTTCACGATACAAGTTATCACGAATGGTTGAAAAAAGAAGGTCAAAGATTTTATTTAATTGATGAAGATCAATCAATTGAAACAAACACAACAGCTGAGTGGATGTCATGTTTTATCTTTGAAACATTCGAATCTTTATTAAAAGAGAAAGGCTTCCACAATGTTCAGTTAGACGAAGTTAAAATCTGGGAAACAGAGACTTCATACGCATCGTATAAAGGTTAAATTTAAAAGAAAGGGGCTAGAAACATGTTGCAGTGTAAAGAATGTGGTTTGGAGATGGGGATGGTTACGAACTCTCATTTAATGAAATGTAGTAATTTAACAGTGAAAGAGTATCAAAAAAAACACAGTTTACTGTCAGATATTGACAAGTACTATATTTTTGGTAGGTGGTGTGGAGATGGGTGTAAAACAGGGAAATCACTTGAAATATCTAGGGGTGAAGAAGAACTAAACGAGATGGAAGCTATTTCGAAAATGCTTTGCACTACAATGAAACACTCAAAATCTTTTACTACTAGGTTTAAAGGCTATAGCTATCTAAAGGAAGAGTTTGAACAAATGTACAACGCTATATTACATGATTACTCTAAGATTAAATTAGTTGACGATTTGATGTTTAGTTTCACAGCGGGTTTTCTAGATTCAGACGGCAGTGTGCTCTTACCTGATCCAAACAGTAGTTCAGTTTCATCTGTAAACTCTATAAAGATAGAGTTTTACAATGCGGAAGTAAACTTGTTGATATTTGTCAAAAGCTTTCTAGAAAGCAAAGGGCTAAAACCGATGTTAAAAGAGCCTAATTATAGAGCGACAAATGTAGGCGTGGTAGATAAAACATTTACACTGTCTACGTGCCAAAAAATCGATAACTATTATTTGGCTTACAACCTGTCAAAATTTTCAATACACCACACCAAAAAAGATAAATTGGATCGTTTTGTTGATTGGTTTGATAGTTACAACCTCGATCAAGAGATCAACATATCAGAAATATTTTATAGTATCGAGGGTGAAGGTAGAACTATAGGGCAACCTAAAGTTTTCATTAGAGTATTCGGGTGCCCTTTTGAGTGTTCATTTTGCGATAGTAAACACTCTATATCTAAAAGCAAAAACTTATCGGATAAATACAGGATGAGTTTGAGAGATGTGATAAGTAAGGTAAAAAGTTTTGATCATTTTAAAAACATTGAGTTTACAGGTGGTTCCCCCGATTGGTTCCCGAACAAAATAGCTTATTTGATGATATATTTTAAAGCTCGATATGGATCTAAAGCTACAATGCAGGTTAGTGGGGGACTATACAATGATAAGATAGATAAGTTGTTTAGACATTCTGAGTTAAACGCCTTTGATATGAAAGACCCTAGAGAAAACATTGGGTTCGTTATTCCTTACAGTGTTATAAGGAAGCAAGATGAAATAAAGTTCCTAATAAGAGATGAGTGGTCTTATAAATGGGTAAAAGAAACTATAAAGATGCTCCAACACGAAGGTGTTAATTGCAGCTTTATAGTAACAACGCTAACAGAAAACGATACACAAGATGGGGAAGCTAAAATCCAACACTTAAATCAGTACAAGGAAATGGTAGAAAGGATACTAAACGATGAAACCTTTAACACTTACAACGTAAGAATGCTCCCCAGGTTACACGTGCTACTGTGGGGTAATAAAAAATTAGTTTAATAATAACAAAAGAGGGGTATAAAATTGACTGTCGATTTAAAGTTTGTAAAAACACATGAAGATGCTATTCTACCATCACAAAATCACCCAGGAGAATTAGTAGGTGATACAGGTTACGATATTTTCTCAGTAGCTGATATTGTTGTACCTGCAAGAAAATCCGCTGTTGTACCAGTAGGTTTAAAAGTAGGTTACATCCAACCGGGTTATTGGTTTAAAATTGAAGCGCGTAGTGGTTTAGGGTTTAAACACAGTGTGCAACCTCACGCCGGTATTATAGATTGTGTGCCCGCGGGCACACAAATTTCAACTTCAGTTGGAAATAAAAATGTTGAGTTGCTAAAAAAAGAAGATTCAGTGTTGTCATACAATGTCGATAACTGCGAAATCGAAGAAGATATTGTTGAAGACGTGTGGGTTGTTAAGGATCAAAAGCTTTTGAAAATTGAAACTGAAGACGGTAAAATTGTAGAAATTCCTTTTACAAAAAAAGTTCTTACAAAAAAAGGTTGGAAAGAGGCTATTTCTTTAACAGTGGAGGACGAAATATTAGTGTTATAGTTAAATGTATTGTTTGCGGTGAAGAAGTTGAGACGACGCTTTTTAGATCGAAAACTCAGAAATATTGTTCTAGAAAGTGTAAACATATTGCTATGATAAAATACCCTGCAAAAAAGTGTTTGTGGTGCCAACAGGAGTTTCAAACCTATCGTAAAGACGTTGTGTTTTGCTGCCGAGAGTGTAATCAAAAACATAGATATGAAAAAGAACACTCGAGCTTAACGTGCGCGTTTTGTGGTAAAACGTTTGTGTGTACTAATACAGAAGCTGAATATAAAAAATTTTGTTCGGTGAAGTGTAGCGGGCAAGCTCATAAAAAAGAAGAGCACGAGCGATATAAAACAACGATCAGTTGCACTTGTGAAGTGTGTAAGAAAATATTTGATGTTTGGGCCTATAGGGGAAAGGGACGGAAGGTTAGATTTTGCAGCCGAAAATGTAAACACGAAGCGGGTAGAATCACTATTAATTGTAAGGGTTGTGGTCAGCTTTTTATTACAACAAAGTGGGAATATAATCAGAATAGCCCAGGTAAATACTGTTCCTTTTGCAGGGAGAGTTTTTATAAAAACTCAACATCTTTTTTTGAAGAAGAAGTAAAAGAAGAATTATCTAAAAAGCTTACTATTGATACTAGAAAAGTTGTTGAAGTTAACAAAAAGAAGAAAATTTATCCCGATATAACCATAGGGGATGTTATTGTGGAATGTCAAGGTGATTATTGGCATTGTAACCCTAAAAAATTTTCTGCAGATTATATTCATTTAAGATATAATAAAACTGCTAAGGAAATATGGGAGAAGGATGAAAAGCGAAAAGAAGCGTTGTTGAAGAAAGGTTTTAAAGTTATATTTCTTTGGGAAGACGATTGGGTAAATAACAAAGAGGAAACTCTTAATAATTTGTTGAAGGAGATTCAAGGTGCAATTTAAAAAAATCAAAAGTATTACAGCTATGGAAGAACCAAAAGACATTTACCATTTGACTATTAAAAAAAATCACAATTTTTTTGGGAATGGTGTTTGTTTGCACAACTGCTCATATCGGGGAGATTGTGGAATTAAACTATATAATCTTTCTGATACAGATTATGTAGTAAAAAAGGGCTCCGCTGTAGCTCAACTAATTGTCTATGAATTAGTTACAGCTAATGTAGAGTGGGTAACCGAGATTGAAACCACTGAACGTGGCGAAAAAGGTTTTGGAAGTAGTAATCGCTAAAAAGAGGTAAACAATGTTAATATCACACGAATGTCCACTAACGCTTCTTGAGCAAAGTCGTTCTTTTAATGATTACGATTACGCTTTAGTACACTTGTTTTCAAAATATCCAGAGTATTATAATTTCTTTGTAGAGTCAAGAAGAAGAGGACGGGAAATTATCCTTGACAATTCTCTCTTTGAGTTAGGAGAAGCTTTTGATACAGATGAATTTATTGAGTGGATTGAAAAATTAAGGCCTTCGCAATATGTTATTCCTGATAGTTGGGGCGACAAAAGAGGTACTTTAAAAAAGCTTGCTGAATTTAAAACAAAAAAAATTGATCACAAAGCTGTTAAAATCGGCGTAGCTCAAGGTAATTCAAGCGAAGAAGTTATAGAATGCTTTGAAGAAATGTACAAAGATCCTTTTGTTGATAAAATAGCCATCTCGTTCGGTATTCCGGCGTGGCACGAAAGTACATCTGAGACCCCTTTCGAAAAACTTTACTTTCAAGCGGTAGCAAGATTTAAAGTAATTGATTACTTGGCCGCAAATGGGTTTACAAATAAAAAAGTTCATCTACTAGGAGTTTCATTACCTCAGGAGCTTTTATTTTACAATAAAGAAAAATATAACTTTATTGAATCGGTTGATACTTCAAATCCTGTAGTGCACGGTATGTTTGAAATCCCCTATAGTGTAGCCGGGCTCACTTCTAAACAAAATTCCAAAGTAGCTGAAAATATGGAAATTGAAATTAGCGGAAAGCAAATGAACATAATTTATTCTAATATAATAGGTTTTAGAAAAATGCTTGAAAAATAGGTTGCTTTTTTGAAAAAAATATATTATATTAAAATAAAAGAAAAGAAAGGGAATTTATGTTAATAGGCTTAGCTGGTGCACATAGCACAGGGAAAACAACGTTACTAAATGAACTAAAGAACGACAAACGGTTTGCTAGTTACACTTTCATCACAGAAGTAACAAGGTCTCTAAAAACACCTATAAATGATGATGCTGAAGATTATAACGAAACACAACGTATTTTAATAAATGCGCACGTTAAAATCATCGTTGATTCAAAAGGTAAAAAAGTTATTGTCGACAGAACAATGTTAGATGTTTACATCTATACTTTATACTTGTTTTTACAGCGCAAAGTCACGTTTGATACACTAAACTATGTATCGAGTACGTTTAGCGCTTATAGACACAAGTATGACACTGTATTTTACATTAAACCTGAATTTGATATTGTTGATGATGGTGTTAGAAGTACAAAAGAATCTTTCAGAAACTCTATCGCAGATTTGTTCGAAACATTTATTAAAGGGCAAGTGTTTGCAACAAACATAATTAAAACTCTAACAGGTACTGTCGAAGAGAGATGTTTAACTATGATCAGAAAGATACACGATTATGATTAGCGAAATGTACAAAGTGCACAGACAGTTTATTAAAAGTGTTAATAAATATTTACTTGATTGGCAGTTGGTTCGATTGAGTATGAAAAATCTTAAAATAGAGCAAAAGATACCTATTTTAAAAGAATATTTTTTAATAGACAGAAGTTATAATAAATTTTGTCGTGTTCTTAACTACATTCAAGCTTGTAACATAAGTCAGGAAATTAATGATAAAAACATATTTCTCTTTTTAACCTGGTGTAAAGAAAACATATGTTTTGAAGAAGAACGCAATAGTGAAACTTTTTCAAAATATAATACTGAAATTCTCAAAAAACTTTTTAAAGAGTTGACGGGTAGGAACAATAAGTGGGTGAAAGGTGGTTACTTTCACCCACTTCAAATACAATTTCTAAAAGATTTAGCGAGTTATCTTGAAATTGAATATAAACAAGCGGTTACAGAAAATTTCGATTATAAATTTAAATTTTAAAAGGAGAAAAAATGAATGATACAAAAGCGTTAGTAATTTTTTCAGGCGGTCAAGACAGTACTACGTGTCTCGGGGTCGCTTTAAAAAATTATAAAGAAGTGGAGGCCATCACTTTTATCTATGGTCAAAAGCACAGTATTGAAGTGGAACAAGCTAAAAAAATCTGTGGAAAGTTAAATGTTAAACAACACGTAATTGATATTTCGTTTTTTGGACAAATTGTAGATTCTGCTTTAACAAGTAATGGGGATGTTAATCAAAAACACTCTCGTTTAACAGATCTACCGGCGTCTTTTGTTCCAAATAGAAATCAAATGTTTATTACTATTGCACACGCATTAGCTCAAAAAATTGGTGCGGAAGTTTTAGTTACAGGTGTATGTGATACCGATTTCAGTGGCTACCCTGATTGTAGAGAAGTTTTTATTAAAGCAGTTGAAACTACTACAAACCTAGGTTCTGGATGTAAGATTAAAATTGAAACTCCTCTAATGCGATTAGACAAAGCTGAAACATTCGAACTTGCTAAAACTTATGATTGTTTAGATCTGGTTATAGAAGATTCTATTACTTGTTATAACGGTAACAGAGAAATTCGCCACGATTGGGGTTACGGTTGTAACGAATGTCCTTCTTGTAAGTTAAGAGCTAGAGGTTGGGAACAGTATAGAGAAAGAGTGGTTTCTAATGGATAAGTTTAATTTACCAGATGTACAAGCTACGAAGACAGGTTTCTTTAACTATCCTATTGGCAAAGTGGGTGTTAGAAATATTAAAGTGCCGTTTACACTATCTCGCAAAGAGAACGGTTCTTTTTTTACTACCACAGCTACTATTAGTAGTTATTGTAATTTAGTAGAAGATGTTAAAGGTATCAATATGAGTCGTATTTCAAGGACTATAAACGATGTCCTTGGTAACAACGATATTTCGGGTTTTTGCAACCTTAACGATTTTGTATATGCTTTACAAAGAAACCACAATACAGATAACATCTTTATCAAAGCCGCTTTTGACTATATCGTGGAAGATAAGTCGCCGATTTCCAAAGAAACCTCCTATGAGCCATATCAAGTAGTTTTTGAATCTATTCTGAAGGGAGATATATTAGAAAATTATATTTCTGTTCGGTCTATCGAAATGTCTTTATGCCCATGCTCTAAAGAAATGAGTCTTTTAAAAAACAATTTAAATGCAAGTGAATTAGAGTGGATCGATAGTTTACCTTCTAAGTTAAAAGAAAAAGTTTTGAAAGCTGGTTTCGGTGCACACAATCAGAAATCAGACATCGAAATTAAAGTTCTTGTAAAAAGTGGACAAACCGTGTGGATTGAAGATTTAATTAATATTATTAGACTTGGTTCCTCTACACCTGCTTATTCAACTTTAAAAAGACCTGATGAAAAATACGCCACTGAAACAAGTTATATGGGCGGTTACTTTAATGAAAAGTTAGAATTCATTCCTGTTGAAGGTACTGGACCTAAATTTGTTGAAGATATTTCTAGAGATGTTGCAAATAAACTAAACAACATGCTTGATAGAAAGATCTTAGACTATGTTGTAGTGGTAAATAATCAAGAATCTATTCACTCTGGAGATATAACAGCTACAGCTATTATTAGCGCCGGGCGTAAATTAACCTAAAATTGAATTTAAAAACTTACAAAGAGTGAGCTTGAAAACCTCACTCTTTATTTGTATAAATAAAAATAAAAAGGCAAGTTGTGATTTTAAATTTAGATGGAATATTCATAGCTAAAGTGTTAGACAATAAAGATCCTAAAGCGCGTGAGAGATTGTTTGTAAGGGTTTTAGGGGTTCACTCTATTGATGATGATTTTAGTGATTTAAAATATGGGTTGTGGATAGAACATTGCGCCCCAAGTCTTTATATGTCAGGAGATATACCACCAAATAATTCAGAAGTCTACGTTCAGTTCTTACGCAACACTGATGGTGTTCTTGACCCTATGAAAGCGATTTGGATTGGTGTAGTGAAAAAAAGTACTAATTAAAAAAGGAGAAAAAGATGTTACCAAAAATTAATCGTGATTTAAAGTACAAAACGATAACACTGCCGTTTTCAAACAAAACAGTCGGTTTGAGACCGTTTACATTTGGTGAGGAAAAGAATTACCTTATTTCTATAGGAAATAAAAAAGACGAACGAATCTTTTATGAAAAAACAAAATCTTTGATCTATACTTGTTTAGCGGAGGATGATAAACACGTTTTAGATTCAGCTAGTAAGTTTGACTTTAAATATCTCTGTAAAGAGTTGAGACGTATCTCTAAAGGATCTACAATAGAGTTAAGAGAAAAGTGTTCAAACGAAAAATGTAAGTTTTCATTTGATTTGGTTCAGTTAGATCTAAATGTTGACTACAAAATAAAAATCAGAGAAACAAATGAAATAAAAGTAAGTGATAAGTTAGTTATCTATATTGAAGATCTTCCACTTGCTAAAGAACAGGAAATCGCTTCAAGATATACAAATTCAACTACAAATTTAGACGAAGTAAATAAATTCGAAATTTTCTATGACTTTTTAGTGGCAAGTATTGTGAAGGTTGTTTATGATGGAGAAGTTTACGAAGAGTTTACAGAAGTTGAAGCGGCTGACCTTTTAGATAATCTAGCTATCGATGAAAATGTAGATATTGTAGATGCCTATTCTAAAAGTATGAATTCATTTGAAATTTTCAAAAAAATTAAATGCCCAATGTGTTCCGAAGAGACTACTATAAATATAGACAGTTTAGGTTTTTTTTTAATATAATAGCCAGTGGTTCTATTGAAGAGCTTTGGAATGTAGAATTTTTCATCACT